TGTTATTAGACGTAATGCAAAAACAGGTGAAAGAGAGCCTGTGATTACTGTTAAGACTTATAAATCAAATGACTATGGTCATGAGGTTATTGTTGATGGCCCTTGTAAAATTATATATAGCCCTGATAAACCTTTAAGCTGTGGTGCTAAAGTTTGGATAGAAACGGAGGAAAATGTTTATGTTAAATGAAAAAAGAAAAAATAAACTAATTATGTGTGAACATTGTAATGTATGGGTTGCAGTAATAATACATGAACATAATTATTACTGTGCGGACTGTGCCTTGTTCGATATAGGCATACCATTTAAAAGAACTATATCAATAGAAGATGCAAACTTAAGTAGAAAAATACAATGACTCATCAATTAAATTTTATATACAACGACTCTGATTGGGTTTGTCCAGCGGAGTATCCAGATTTATCTAAAGCAACTGAGATTGCAATTGACTTAGAAACTAAAGATCCAAACATTAAAACTAAAGGACCGGGTTGGGCAACATTTGATGGATACATTGTAGGTTTCGCAGTAGCTGCACTTGGCCAACAGTGGTACTTTCCTATAGCTCATGACGCAGGAGGTAACATGGACTCTGCGATCACAACTGCTTGGATGCAAGACATATTAAAACTACCTGCAACTAAAATATTTCATAATGCAAGTTATGATGTGGGTTGGTTATTAGTTAATGGATTTGAAATCAAAGGCAAAATTGTAGACACTATGATTGCCGCAGCTTTGATTAATGAAAATAGATTTAGTTTTAGTTTAAATGCTTGTGCTAAAGATTATTTAGGTGAAATTAAAAATGAAACTTTCTTAAATGAAAAAGCTAAAGAATGGGGGATAGATCCAAAAGCCGACATGTGGAGATTACCCGCTGGTTATGTGGGTTTTTACGCAGAACAAGATGCAGGGTTAACCTTAAGATTATGGGATAGATTTAAAGCAGAAATATCTAAACAAAGTTTGCATGATGTGTGGGAGATGGAGATGGAGTTGTTACCTATACTAATTGATACAAGACGTAGAGGTATTAGAGTTGATGAAGAGAAAGCTCATCAATTAAAAAAAGAATTTAAAAAAAAAGAAAATGAAGTTTTACAAAATATAAAAAAAGAAACTACATTGGATGTAGATATTTGGGCGGCAAGAAGTGTTGCAAAAGTTTTTGATAGAATGGGTGTGGAATACCCACGGACAGAGAAAAGTGATGAACCAAGCTTTACACAAAACTGGTTAGTAAATTGTGATAACCCGATAGCGCAACTAATAAGAGAAGCAAGAGAAATAAATAAATTTCATTCAACATTCATAGACTCAATTTTAAGATATACCCATAAAGGTAGAATTCATTCTGAGATTAACCAACTTAGGTCTGACCAAGGTGGTACTGTGTCTGGACGTTTATCATACTCCAACCCCAACTTGCAACAGATACCCGCACGTAATAAAGAGTATGGAGATAAAATTAGAAGTTTGTTCTTACCAGAAGAAGGTAAACAATGGGGTAGTTTCGACTACTCACAACAGGAGCCTAGGCTTGTTGCTCACTACGCTGCATCGGTGGATACTGAATTCGAAGGTGCAGCGGAGTTTATTGAAGCTTATAAAAATGAATCTGCTGATTTCCATCAAATCGTTGCTGACATGGCGGGCATTACCAGGACTCAAGCTAAAACTATTAATTTAGGTTTGTTTTATGGTATGGGAAAAGCTAAATTAGGTAAAGAATTAGGTATTGATAAAGATAGAGCAGAAGCCTTACTTCGAAAGTATGGTGAGAGAGTTCCTTTTGTCAAGAGATTGACAACTGAGGTGACCAACAGCGCTTCTAAGTATGGGTTTATTCGGACTATAGGGGGACGTAAATGCCGATTTGATATGTGGGAGCCATCTACCTTCGGAATGAACAAAGCAATGCATTACGAGGAGGCTAAGGCCTTCTACGGTAACAATATTAGACGGGCCTTTACTTACAAAGCTTTAAATAGATTAATTCAAGGATCTGCAGCAGATCAGACAAAACAAGCTATGATTAATTGCTACAAAGCAGGGTTTAAACCATTATTACAGATACATGATGAATTATGTTTTTCTATAAATGAAGAATCAGATATAAAAAAGGTGAAAGAATTAATGGAAAATGCTATTGAGGGTATTAAAGTACCTTCAAAAGTGGATATTGCCCTTGGTAGATCATGGGGAGAAGCAAAAGAATAGCACTATATTGCTATTTATATTAATTATGCTATATAATATTTTATGAAGCTATATCGTGTCCAAGTTAAATACATCAATATACATATTGATGAGACACTTGAGGCCGATAATGATAAAGCCGCTCTTGAGTATTTAGTAAAGAAGGTTGACTCAGGAGATGTAATAGAAAAAGAAGGGGCCGGATTTGAAAATCCTAACTTACTTTTTATAACCCTCGAGGAGATAAACCGAAATGCTACAAAAGTTAGTATCGGAGAAACTTCAGTTGGAGTCCATGTGGGCAACGCAAGCGTTAGCACAGGGTAGAGTGACTACCGAAATGAAGTGGATAGACATACAGATTAAAGATCTTAAAGTTAAGATTAATAATCAAAGTGTAGAAGATGCAAGAAAAGGTCTTTTAGATATAGCTAGTTAATTTTAACCTAGCTTCATAAAAAAATTAAATTTTTCCCTAAGGATAGTGCGTTCTAAATTAAAGGTAATTGTCTACATTCAAATTTAATAACTAATTTTTCCTCATTAACTGCTGTAGGATTGAGCTCTTTGAGAGCTTTATAGGATTGTTGATACCCTGCTAATGCGCATTCTAAGTGACTATTGAATTCGTAAGGTAGGTAACTGGATCCCGGACACTGGCCACTGGTCATGCTACATACGTATAAAATTAAAATGAATTTCATCCTATATTATCCTAGCTTATTATTTACTTGCATATCCCATTAAAATGTTTATATATATAATACAACAACACTAACAAAGAGGAGGCCTTATGGCAACAACAATGAAATGTGATTCGCAAGTGTTTAAGGATTGGAGTGCAAAGATAGATAATATCTTATCGCAACTACCTAAGACTGACATGAGTGGAGAACCTTTAGAGTACCAGGATGATGCATATCAAGAAGTTTTAAAAATGTTAGAGCAGTGTTGTATGCTCTTTGAAGATATGCCTATCTATCCAATCAACGAAAGTATCGCAAACAAACTAATACAAGATCAACAAAGAGGTGCCGATGAAAGACCTCATATTTAGTATGATGTTTATTGCATTACTAATACTTATCCCTGCAAAAGTTTTATTATTTATTTTTGCATCATTGGGATATTTAATACTTAACTAACCAAGAGGAGAAGATATGAACAAAGCGATCGTTAATAAATTTTTTGAAACTACGGATTATACGAAGTTCAAAAAAACTAGAGGCAACAGACCAGTAGATCCTGCTCACGTAGAGCAGTTAAAGAAGTTAATTTCTGATAAGGATTTATTTGATCCAATCAGAGTTAATAAAGATATGGAAGTCATAGACGGCCAACATACATTAGAAGCTAGAAAACAACTGGATCTAAAAGTTCCATATATTATTATGGATAGCAAAGATCCTTTAGATGTAGCGAGACTAAACACAGGACGTAAGAATTGGTCTATGATGAATTACTTGGACCAACACTGTGCTAGAAATAAAATGGATTATAAAATCTGTAAACTTAAGATGAACCTGTATGGTATGAATGTTTCAGAAGTTATAGTCTTACTTTTAAAACTAGCGAGTCTTTGGAATAGAATATCAACTGATTTTAAAACAGGAACGTTTATAATTCCTGCGGGAGGTATTGAAAACTGTGATCGAATTGGATCCCAACTGATGCATTTAAAAAAATACTTTGCGGGAATGGATGATAGCTCTAAAAGATTAAAGAGATCTATGGTCTACGCTTATATTATTGCTGACAAACATCCTAGGTGGGATTTCCCAAGGTTTAAAACTGCTTGTAAACAAAGATCAAGTTGGTTACTTTCTGGTACTTCTACTGCGGACTATGTTGAGATATTTGAAAGAATATTTAATGCAGGACGAGTACAATCCAAAAAAATTAATTTGGTTGAGTTTTTTAAAACTAAAGAGTACCAAGATAAATAGGAGAAACAATGGACGTAAACAAATGGAAGTCAATTGCAGTTGATATTGAATCCTACACAATCATTAGGGCTATGGGGGCAAACGGTCTCAGAAATCCTGGTAACATGATTAAGAAAATGGTTAGTGATTCAATTAAAAAAATTGCTAAAAAAGAAGGTGTTGCAGAACCTACAATGAAAGAGAATTTACTTAGCCAAGGAAAGAAACTCTTGAAGTAAGTAATAAAACTGTAATATAAGTTTGAAAAGGGCCGGGAGACTGGCCCTTTTTTTTTACTTGCAATCAAAATTAAAATACGTATTAATATAAATGTATTCCTAAGCCTAAATGAAATAAGTGGGGCTTTCAAAACACTTTATTTCCATCTAACAACGAAACTCAAATTTAACTTTAAAACAAAAAGGATATTTTGTGGGTGAAAAAGCTATGAAAAGTAGTGAAGAAGCATTGAACCATGCGTTGGATAAGCTTGTTATGGTCTGTCCAAATAAAAAAACGTATGATGAGTTAACAAGTTTAATGTTTCAGTTGTATTGTGGAAATGACTTTGGTTTAGGAAATTTTAGTCTTTCTTTCCTCGAGAAAATTGAGGATAGATGGCGATCAGGAAGAAAAGCTGCGGCTTCGGCCAAGGGCATCAGACTGGTTGTTAAAAATGCTTAACCACGGTGTTAGATCACACAATCCATATCTTTTCCCACACTGTGGTTATGCAAATGAGTGCCAAAGAAACTGATAGATTAATAAAACAAAGTAAAATCTTAATGAGTTTTATGTCTGGGGAAGAGAAGATGTATTACCTAGAACGAATGTGGGATCTTTACTTTGAGGTCTATGAAAAAAGGGATTGGCGAAAATCAGCATTTAATACACGAAAAAAATATTCTCCAATAACGGAGAAAAAAGCTTATGAGTTGCTCGCCAGCCTTGTTAAAATTTTTGGGCATTAAATTGTCCACGGAACTTTTGAATGCTAAAGAATACCCTGAACAGAGATTGTTCCAGGCTATCCTGGTGCAGGCGTTAGAGGATGCTGTGAACCCTTCGGGATTTAAAAAAGATACTTATTACAAGTACGATAGTCATGTGTGGTTTATAGATAACGGAGAAGAGTTTAAAGACATCTGTTGGGGTGCTGACATGGATCCTGATTTTGTAAGAGGTGAATATTTAAAGTTAGTGGACAGTACAAAAATTTATTTTACTAAGTTACAGTTGTCCTGGATTCGGTATCGAGAGTTATATAGAAAGTATAGGGCGGCTACTACTAAGGAGTCACGAAGATATATTAAGACTTTGATTGTTAAGGAAAATTTAAAAAAATTAAGTGATTGAGTCTCTGGAGGCTATAACAGAGAGCAATCTAAAAGACCCCCAGAAACAAGTGTAATATATAATAGAATAATGGCCACCGGACAACGGATAATGTGTGCAACGTACTGTTGCATAAATACCACAAAATTTCTACTATATAGATTCTCCTATGTAATGGAAAAAATAAAGTGCTCAGAGGGTAAAAGAGGTGTATCTGGTGTATCTAATCGACTATTAATCAATAACACCAAGGGTTATAATCAATTTTAGTGGTGTATCTATGGTGTATCTATGGTGTATCTATGGTGTATCTATTAAGGTATTCTTCCTGGAACGCAAACAGTTGGTTGTAGGGAACTAGTCATTACCTTGTATAATCTATATAGTAGAAAATTATGTATAAAAAGTTATTACTGCTTAAAAAGGGTATTGATGTAATTAGAGGTACAAGTAAATTAAAAGACTTTCCATCTGATGCAAGTAATAAACTTAATAAAAAATACCAGGGAAGATATTTCTTTGAAAGAGCTAAAACAAAAAAGGCAGATAAAGGTAGGGTTGAAGCTGCTAAAAGTTTTGCCGTAACCAACACTGACCCAACGGCAACCTGGGGAGTTAAGACTGTTCCTAAGAAAGATAGATTAATGTTAAGAGGTACACTAACAGCTAGAGAAACTGCTGTTGGTAGAAGATTGTTTTCTAGATTTGCACCTAAAAGAAATCCGTTTTCCTCTCCATCACAAAGGCAGGGAAGACTCGGTAGAATTATTGTACCTAAGAGTGCATTAAAGAGGTTGAAAGTTGATAGAAAATTAACTAGAGAAGTAAGAAAAGAAAATAATGGAGGTATAGTTTAATTATGTATAAAAAAATGTTATTAGGCGGGTTTATAAAAGGCGTTGTGGGTAAGGTGATTAAAGATGCTTACAAAGAATATATTAAACAAGGTGGTAGAAAAACAGCTGACATTGTTAAACAAGGACACAATAGTAAAATTACTAGATCTCAAGCTAAAACAGATATTAAGTCTGAACTACAGAGAAAAATAGGTAGTGAAAAAACACTCACTTCTATTCAGATAGATAACCTTAAAAATAAAACTGGATTTAATAATACAGATAGAAGAAATCTTTTGAAAAAAAGAAAACAACTTTTAAAAGAAACTATTAATAAATTAAAATAATATGCCTGCTGGACTTAAGAAAAAAGAGTTACGAACTGAACTTGATTTAACTCCTAAACAAAAAATGTTTGTGGAAATATATGTTGCAGATTGGGGATCAATTACTCAAGCTGAAGCATTAAAACGTGCGGGTTATGTTTGCACTAATGAGAAAGATTATGGCTCTGTTGCATCCAGAATGTTATCTAGAAAATTACATCCCCATATTGCAAAATACTTTGATAAATTATTTGAGAGAGAAGTTAAAAAATACGAAGGTGACAACCTAAGACGTTATAAAAGGTTAGAAAGAATTGCTGACAAGGCAGAGAAAGAAAAACAATTCGCTGCTGCTATTAATGCTGAGTATAGATCTGGTCAATTGGCCGGAGCTTACATAGATAAAAAAGAAATAACTGTCAGTGGTTTGGAGGGTATGTCACGTGAACAACTTGAAAAAAAATTGGAAGAACTGTCCATCAAAATCGATGGCCACAACGCCAAGACGATTGAAGTTAAGTCCGAAGACGTTACAACAATTGAAGAAGGCTAGTTGGTCGGAGTGGTTAGATGCTTTTAATCAAGTACATAACTCAACCCTCACTACTTCAGTTGGAACTATAAAAGTAAAGATAGATGACTAAAAAACTTAAAACTTCAAAGTTAAAGTTTAACTTTAGACAATTAGGTAATGACATCGCTGTCTATCCATTTGTAGAAGTTAGGTGGCAAGATATTGAAGGTGATGCTGGTTGGAGTGATATTAAGTCCTTGCAAAAAGAAGAACTTCCCATATGTGTTTCAAAAGGTTATTTACTTAGCCAGGAAAAAGGTATTACAAGATTATTTAGTGATTATATTGAATCAAAAAATAAACCTACGTTTGATAATATTGGAAATACCACTATCATTCCTACCTCAGTTATTATATCAATTAGAAGAATTAAAACTTAAATACTGATTAGATTATGAGCTCTAAAAATAATGAAGCAAGACTTTGGCAGAAGGTTAAGAAAGGATTAACGGATTGCTTTCTAACCCGCATAGAATCTAGCACTATCAATGGAATTCCTGACATTCATGTAGTACATAAACAAGAAGTATTTTGGATAGAATTAAAATCAGATTTGTTAAGTTATCCAGCACTAAATAAATGGCAGATTGTGTGGATCAATAAGTATGTGAAAGCAGGTGGTAAAGTAATTATCCTAAAAGAGAACTTGGGTAAGACCCCCTTGCAGAGTGTCTTAGAACTGTACAGACCGGTGTCACTGTTCACTGAACCTCGTTCACTGGTCCCTCGTTTCTCGTTCAAGGCCCCCTATCACTGGACCACGGTCCAGCAGCAGGTGCTCCGGGAGCTGGGATCCAGTCCTGAGGCAGCGTAGCTCTCGTTCTCGTCCTCTGGCCACCAATTTTTTCCTCTTTGTTAGGTTGGTGGCCTGGGGACCAGCATCCTGAGCTGAGTAAGTTGAGTAAGCTGAGTAAGTTGAGTAAGTTGAGTAAGCTGAGTAAGTTGAGTAAGTTGAGTAAGCTGAGTAAGTTGAGTAAGCTGAGTAAAAAGATTCTTCTTGACAGATATCCCATGATATCTTATATGTATTAGCGAAACTAAAACTAAGGAGAAATATGAATTGGAAAAAATATATACAACAATCTATTAAAACAGGTCTTAACAGTCCTATTCCATACAAAGTAATTCCATACAAAAATGGAGTTGGTATAAAAAAGATAGAGTTTTTAACCTCGTTTAAAAAAAGAAAAATAAATGCCTGAGTAAGTTGAGTAAGCTGAGTAACCATCAGCTCAGGGTGCTGGATCTCGTTTCTCGTTTCTCGTTCAAGGCGAACCTCGTTCTCGTTTAACGGATACCGCATCCCCCCCGCAGCGTAACCTTCAGACCCCCATGCACCAGCTCAGGAAACTTTTGCTTGACGCTGATCCCATGATGTCGTATGGTCAGACAAACAAAGGAGGAAAATTATGGCAGTAGATTTCGACGCACTCGATCTCGTTCGAACACAGAACAAAGCTCGTTCCTATAACAAGAGAGTTGACCACCTGCAGATGCAGAACAAGGAGCTCTGCGCGCTGGCAGAGGACTTGATTAAGGAAATGCCACAGGGAAACCGCAAGATGATGTACCAAGAAAGATTAAAGAAAATTAAAGATTCTTCTTGACAAGTATCCCATCAGCTCTTATATAAGGAATGCGGAAACTATAACAAACAAAAGGAGAGCAACAATGACTATAAGTAAAAAACTAATAAAACAGATGAACGAATATTACGGCTCAGAATATATTAAAGTAGAAGAAAATAAACCTGAAGATGGAAAAACTTATTCATTGACCGGTGCCAAAGGCACAGCATGCATTGCCAACGGCAACACATGGAAAGAATCGGAGGTGAAAGATGACTAATACAATAAAAGAATGGTTGACTGAAGAGCAAGAAGCTAAAACTTTTTTAATTAAAGATATAGCCGAACACGGTTGCGCTGGTGGCGTGTCGGGTCTAACCTACTACAACGAAACTAATGCCTTTTATGATGCTCATGAAACTGAGATTTGGAGTATACTATCGGATGCAGCAGATGCTGCTGGGATCTTAAATGGTTTGATGCTGTATAACATTTGCAAGAATCCCGACTCTCTTACTATATTGAAGAATGACCTCGTGTGGTTCGCCGTTGAGGTTGCCGCGCAAGAGCTACAAGATAATTTAGAGGAGCCCGCTGCTGGAGCTGCAGCGTGACCATCGTCGTCGTTTGGTTGTGTCTTCTCTTCCTGTTCCCCGGTTTTACATTAGCGGGGACCGGCCTGCTGATCCTTTCGCTCGTTGGAGTTCTTTGATCCAGTCTCGTCTCGTTTTAGTTAGTGGATAGCACCTGCGCCTGACTCAGTCAGAGCTGGGGACGCCGTCAGATTCTTTTGCAGAAGCTCGGTCTCGTTTGAGGTAATGGATCACATCGGTTAAAGATTACTTAAAAGCATCTGGGGACGCTGGGGAAAAGCTGGGACAGAAGATTGATGAATATCATGTGTTTTTTTAGTTTAGAATTCTTCTAAAAGATAATCGTTGCACTAGTGCATACGATACGATAAGATATAAACTTAATCAACAAAGGAGAAAAGTTATGGGATTAGATCAACACGCACACTTAAGAGGTGAGCAAATAGATTGGAAGAAATATTACTCTGATGATAGTGATCAAGAGAATAATTTTTTTGTCTGGAGAAAACACGCAAGACTTCAACAGTTCATGGCGCAGAAGTGGGACGCGCAAAACTCACATCATAATCATGGGGGAGATTTATCACATCTAAGTTTTAATTCGGATTGTGAGGCACCTTGTTATATGACCGAAGAAGTTGTTAAAGAATTAGCCGAAGCTATTCAAACGGACTTCAAGGACTACGAAGCAACTGACGGATTTTTCTGGGGGCAACAGTTCCAAGAGGACAGCGTCAAGGAGTACAAGGAACAAGATATCAAGTTTCTTAAATTCTGTGAACAAGCGATCAATGAGAAAAAGGTCGTTGAATATTGGTGCAGTTGGTAATGGTACAAGATAAATTTAACGAGACGGCTAACGCCGTCTCGTCTCGTTCTCGTGGTGGAAATAAAACTTTACTTAAACCTAAAGAGGATACGGACGCTGGTGGCGAGGCAGAAAAACTTTTCACCGAAAAAATAAAAAGACTATTTAATATGTTAGGGGATAATAATGCTAATTCTACTATTGCTAGACCTTACAAATTTAATTAAAAAAAAGTTAAATAAACGTTTGCATAAGATTTAATAAGATGTATAAAGAGAAGGTATTCATAAGAATACATAACTAAACAAAGAGGTCAAAATGACAGCAGTTAAAAAACTAAAGCCAGACGAAAAGAAATTCGTTATCGCTTATGTTCAATTAAAACTAAAATCAAACAGACTAGCTAAAGAGTTAGATACGTTAAAACAAAACATAGTGAATGTGTTTGATCGAACAGATCAAAACTTAATTATTGTTAAAGATGAGAATGGCGATAATTATGGTTTGCAAAAAATCAAACGTGTTCGTAAATCATTTGATAAGGACAGTTTTAAAATTGATCATAATGATTTGTATAATCAATTCCAGAAAAAGATTGAGTATGCAGAATACAAAGCAATAGGGGGTGACGATGCCTAATAATAATCTAATTAATATTGCTAATGTGTTAAGTGAAAGGCTTAACACTAATACACCAACATCATTGTCCGATATGGTTGTGGACAATGGTACAAAGAAGCAGTTGAATTATGAGATCATGTTTCAACTGCTAATGGGTGAGTGTGAGAAGCATATCCTTGAGAACGTTGGCAACGCAGTTGTTGATGAGTTTAAGATGAGCATACTTAAAAAGTTTAGCACACTTGTGCAGACCTTACACCCTAACGAATAACTAACACGCAAACAATGGCGAGGCTTACACCTCGCCATTGTTGTATCTATCGTACACCTATCTATCTCATACCTTGCATAGCCTAGAGCATAGCAAGGCTCATGCTCTATCTCATAATCGTTTTAAAATTTACGCTTCAGGGCTTCGCGTTCTGGTACTAGGTTTTCTGGGGCGAAAGGGTTTACCAAGTAGGTTACATTCATACACTAGGGTTCCAAACGAGATGAAGTTGATATTTTTTTGTAAATCAAGTAATATATAGAAAGGACCCTTTGTTTTATTAGGAACCACACCCCCAGGGGGGTATATTTTTTTTAGGTACCATACAGGCCGGGGGTATATATTATGAAAATAGAAAATTTATCAGAAGAAGAATTAAAAGATATCATTTTTAAAAAACAATTAGAATGGATTAAATTATGCCAAGATAATTTTTTGGTATTCGCTGAATCTGTTTGGCAAGATTTTATGTATCGTAAAGGAAAGACTAGGAAGAAGTATGGGCACCATCAACTTATTGCTGAAGCTTTTGAAGATATTGCAGATGGAGATGCAAAGAGGCTCATAATCAATATGCCTCCTAGACATACTAAATCTGAATTTGCATCTTATTTATTTCCTGCTTGGTATATTGGAAAGTACCCAAAGAAAAAAATTATGCAGGTTTCCCACAACGCTGAACTTGCATCTAGGTTTGGTAGTAAGGTTCGTAACTTAATGAACACTAGGGAGTATAAAGAAATTTTTGGAAGTGTTACACTTCGAGAAGACAGTAAAGCAAAAGGCAGGTGGGAGACTAACCATGGTGGTGAGTACTTTGCAGCGGGAGTTGGCGGATCTATCACAGGTCGAGGGGCTGATTTGCTTATCATTGATGATCCACATACTGAGCAAGATTCTATGTCGGACACAGCAATGGAACGTGCTTATGAATGGTACAGTTCAGGACCTAGACAACGTCTACAACCCGGAGGAAGAATTTTAGTTGTTATGACTCGTTGGGCAACTGATGATCTAACAGGAAGATTATTAAAAGCTCAATCAGGAAATAAAGCAGATCAATGGAAATTAATTTCTTTCCCTGCAATCATGCCTGATGATAAACCTGTTTGGCCTGAGTATTGGAACAAAGAAGATTTAGATTCTGTTAAAGCTTCCATCTCCGTTAAAAACTGGAACGCCCAATATATGCAAGATCCTACTAGTGAGGAAGGTGCGATTATAAAAAGGGAGTGGTGGATAGATTATGATAAAGAAACTTTACCAAAACTACTACACGTCATTCAAAGTTATGATACTGCATTTTCTAAAAAAGAATCTGCCGACTATTCTGCTATTACCACCTGGGGGATATTTGAACCTAAGGAAGGTTATGAAAAAGCAATTATATTATTAGATGCTCATAAAGGTAGGTATGATTTTCCAGATTTAAAAAATGTAGCCTTAGAGCAGTATCATTATTGGGAACCTGAAACTGTAATTATTGAAGCTAAAGCTAGTGGTACTCCACTAATCCACGAACTTAGACGTGCAGGAATACCTGTAGTTGATTACGTTCCAGCTAGAGGACGAGACAAGCATACTAGAATAAACTCATGCGCACCTGTATTTGAGTCTGGTATGGTTTGGGCACCTTTAGACGAACACTGGGCACAGGAAGTTATTGAAGAATGTGCTTCATTTCCTAATGGTCAGTATGATGACTATGTAGACAGCATGACACAAGCTGTGTTAAGATATCGACAAGGCGGATTTGTTTCAACATATTCTGATGATTGGGATGATAAGCCAATGAAGTTAGAAAAAGAATATAAATATTATTAGGAAAACAATTATGGCTAAAGATTACAAACCAAATAAAAAATCATTAATAGGTGATAAAACAATGAATGATGAAACTATGAGAGTTAATCATCCTGAAGATCATCCAGATGTTCAAAAAATAGCAGATAAAAAATATGATAAGATGAAGAAAAAAATATTTGGTGGTGTAGGTATGCTAGGTGACAGTATTAAAAAATCTAGAAAGATGGATGCTAAAGCAACTAAAGAATCTAAACGTTTTATGGATACAGTTCAAACAATAAAATCTAAAAAAATGTCTGCATCAGAAGGTTCGTTTTCTAAAGGTGGCAGAGCCGGTTACAAACACGGTGGTTCACCCCAAGGTTACGGCGCAGCTAGAACTTCTGGCATGGGTCTTCAAGATGAAGAATTAAAACCAGGTAAAGTGTACAAAGCAAAAAGAGGAAGTGGTTTAGATCTTCCTGTTATTAATTCAGTTAAACCTACTGTTAATAAAACTAAAAGAGCTCAAAATCTTTCTGAGATGAAAATACAATTTACTAAGCAAAAAAATAGAACTGGTATTAATTCAGGTACTTTAGATAAAATTTTAAGTAAAACTAAAAATCCTTATTCAGATTTAAAAGCAACTACAGCTAAAGGTCCTACTCAATATTCTTCAATGGATGAAATGAGACAAGCAAAAGGTTTTAAACCAGGAGAGTCTAATACTGCTTTTCTGAAAAGAAGAATGGATTTAAGAGCTGCTACGAAAGCAGTAAGTGCAACTAAAATTGGTAAAATAGCTTTAGGTGTCGGTGCTGCGGGAGTCGCTGCATCTCAATACTTAAAATCTAAAATGAATAAGAAAGAAGTTAAGAAAAAAATGGGTGGCGGCATGATGAAGAAATATTCTAAAGGTGGTGGTGCTGACATGGGTAGTTCAAGATATAAAGCTTTTAAAACAACTCAAGATGTACTTAAAACTTTAAAGGATTCTACTGATTTAACTTCTACTCAAAAACAAATGTTAACTTATGCAAAAGCAAAAACTTTTAAAAATCAAGACAGACTTACTGAAAGAGATATCAAAAAAGCTAGCTCATTAGTTAAAGGCAAAATGGGTGGTGGCATGATGATGCAAAGACCTATGGGTTATAAATCAGGCACTTTTGTCCAAGCACGTGGTTGCAAACTAGGTAGAACAAGACCTACTAAAATTACATAGGAGGGACGATGTCCCTAAAGGCATTATTTAGAGCCGGTAAAGAATTACTTAAGGCGGAGAGGCCTAGACCAACACCGGCTACCGGACAACAGCCAAGAAGAATAGGAGATAACAATCCCCCTAGTCCAATTGATAAACCTAAACCTTCACAACAAACAGGAAAAGAATTAGTTACACAAGAATTAAAAAACCCACCTGTTGTTCTTAAACAAACAAAACCCCTACAGATGGGTGATGACATGGCACCTGCTTTTGGTTCATCAACATATGACTGGGCTATGAGAATGGGAAGATCTAAATACAGCGCAGACGAGTGGCTAGATCATTTAACATCTACTAGAAAAGTAAACTTTAATATATTTGGTAAACCTGCAACTAAGACTGTCCGTGAGCAGAAAAGATTTAAATACGATTCAGGACCCTTTGCCGGTAAAGAAGTTAGTGTATCCAAAGAAGAATTATTCGATTCCAATTTAGCAATTTTCAATGAAGCAGGAGATCTAACCGGTGGCCTGTTATTTGCAGCAAAGAAGTTCGGTCTTAAATTAGATGCTAATGAAATAGGATCAATGATTAAACTAAATCCTATCAATAGATTAAAACCAATAGAGTTTGGAGTTGCACCAGGAGTTAAAACAGCTTTCGACAAGTCTTACAACACTGCAAGATCTACCGTGCAAGAGTTACAAGTTAAATACAAAGGAGCAGGTACAGGAGAGATAAAAGAATCTTTAGATGACTTACAATACTATTTAAATGCAGCAGGAAGAGGGGGAAGTCAAAGTGCTATTAAGGATGTTAACGGTGCTATGAAAAGATTAAGTGATGCTATCCCTCCGAATGAAAGAATTGTTTTAAATAAAACTATAGGAGACTTAAATACTAAAGCGGCCCCTCTACAAAAATCTATGACAAAATACGGTGATGAGTCTAACTACACATTACAAGGAGGTAAAGATTACAGAGAAACTGTATTTACCCTTCCCGAAGATATCGTAACCAATTCATCACTTAGAAATAAAGGTGGACACTTTACTAGTGAGATTGGAGATGCGAATAATATTTATCATATAAGGTACGATACAAGGTTCACCCCTGAAGGTAAAAAAGTATTTATGATTAATGAAATACAGTCTGATGTAAACCAGAGTATTGCTAAGTCTTTAACTAAATCCCAACAATTAGGAGGAGAACGTAGACTTAATCCATTTAATGCTGACATAGAATTAAATTTACTTGTAAGCCAACGAGGTAAGATGTTAAAAGATTTAGATGATGCAGTTGCTAATAATGAGTTTGGAAGAGTAAATTCAATTAGTGCTTCTATGAAAGATATTAATACAAAATTAAAAAGATTAACTACGAGTAGAGATGCTTCTGGAAATAGTAATACCAAAGATTATTTTCCTATGGTTGAAGCGGATTCTTATGGGGACCATGCTGTTAAATATTTAATGCAAAAAGCTGCGCGTGAGAATGTTGATTACATAGCCGTTGCTCCTTTTGACAAAGTAAGTTTCAGACAAGGTTATAAAGCGGGTAATGAAAGATTTTACGGATACGCTAATGGTAAAGGTATTGGTAAAAAAGGAAAAGCTGTACTTCCCGATGTAATGAGTAAGAATGCAAGATTCTATGGTTCACAAGCAGGGCCAACAAAAATATCTTTATCTGATCCAACTAAACCATATAAAACAATGGGAACAGATAAATTTAAGTATCCATCAGATCATCCTTTAAAAGGAAAAGAAATTAAAAGTGATTATCACACTACCGCTCAAGAAAGTCCTGCTAGAGAAACAATGGGTCCCGGAACCTTTAAAAATATTCCAGAAGGAGATCCACGCTTGTATTTTGATGCATATGCGATTAAAGTGGTTCCACTAATGAGAAATACACAAAAAACTTATAAGTCCCAAGGCGGACTTGTGGTGGATATGTTTAAACCAATAAGGTACAATTAATCATGGCGATAGAAAAAGTAACAGAGGAATTAGCAGAAGAAGAAGTTGAACAACCCGATGGTTTACCCGTAGACGTAGAGATCGAAGGTGAAGAACAGGTTGATGAAGAAACGGCTGAACAAGATTTTAATGCAAACCTTGCAGAAGACATGGATGAAAGAACTCTTAAAGAAATGGGTTCTGATTTAGTTGAAGAATATAAAAAAGATAGAACTTCTAGAAAAGAATGGGAAGACGCTTACATTAAGGGTTTAGATTTATTAGGTACAAGAAACCAAGAAGTAACAAAACCATTTAAAGGAGCTTCCGGTGTCACGCATCCATTGTTAGCAGAAGCTGTTACACAGTTCCAAGCACAAGCTTATAAAGAATTAGTACCCTCTGACGGGCCAGTACGAACACAGGTTATAGGACTACAAACACCGGCCACCGAAGCACAAGCCGAGAGAGTTAAAGATTACATGAACTACCTTCTGATGGAGGAGATGGAAGACTACACAACTGACATGGATCAGATGTTATTCTACCTACCTTTATCTGGATCTACATTTAAGAAAGTTTATTTTGATGCCTTGCGAGACAGGCCTGTATCTAAATTTATTCCAGCAGAAGATTTAGTAGTTCCCTACTACGCATCTGATTTAAAAGATTGTGAAAGAATTACTCACGTTATTCAAATGACTTCAAACGAAGTCACTAAAAAAATGGCCGCAGGTTTTTATAGAGACATTGATTTAATTGACAGTAGTACAGAACCAGATTCAATTCAGAAAAAATTAAATGAATTAGAAGGTGTTAAAGGTACTGGATCAGATTATTTAAATACTATACTTGAGATGCATGTAGATTTAAATTTAGATGACTATGAAGATTTTGATGACAAAGCTAAGAAGATTAAAATTCCTTATATTGTAACTGTCGATGAAGGTAGTGGAGAGGTTTTATCTATTTACAGAAACTACAAACCTGATGATACTACTTATGCTAGAACAGAATATTTTGTTCACTATAAATTTTTACCGGGACTAGGTTTTTATGGTTTTGGTTTAACGCATATGATTGGTGGCTTATCACAAGCTGCAACACAAGCATTAAGACAATTGATTGACGCAGGTACTTTAAAAAATTTACCAGCAGGATTTAAAGCTAGAGGTATTAGAGTTAGGGATGATGATCAGCCTATTCAACCAGGAGAGTTTAGAGATGTAGATGCACCTGGAGGAAATATTAGAGATCAGTTCTTTAACTTACCTTTTACAGAGCCTTCACCAACATTATATAACCTTATGGGTTTCGTTGTTCAAGCAGGACAGAAATTTGCTGCTATTACAGACTCTAGTGTTGGTAATGATACTCAAAACAGAGCAGTTGGAACTACAATGGCGTTAATGGAAAGAGGATCACGAGTAATGAGTGGTGTTCACAAACGTTGTTACTATGCGATGAGATTAGAGTTTAAAATTTTAGCAAGAATTTGTGGTGAGTCTTTACCTCCGGAATATCCTTATGATGTTTACGGCGGTCCAAGAAATATTAAGCAAACAGATTTTGATAGAAGAGTTGATATTTTACCTGTTGCAGATCCAAATATTATGTCTATGGCACAAAGAGTAACTCTTGCACAGACACAATTACAAATTGCACAGTCTAACCCACAGATGCACAATCTACACGAAGCGTATAGACGTGTTTACGAAGCGTTAGGGACTAAACAGATAGAGGCAATTTTAAAAGCACCACCAAAGCAACCAGAACCTTTGGATCCTGCTAAAGAAAATGCACGATCATTACAAATGAAGTTACTTACAGCATTTGAATTTCAAGAACATGATGCTCACTTACAAGCACACATGGCTTTTATGCAATCTAGAATGGTTCAAATTAATCCACAAGTGTATGCATTGCTACAATCACATATTTCAGACCACGTTTCCTTTAAAGCTAAAGGACAAGTTAAAGAAATGCTTATGCAAAATCCTGAAATGGCGCAAATGGCGCAACAAGACCCGCAACAGTTTGAAATAATGTTTGAAGCTGAAGTTGCAAAGGTTGCAGCACAGATAACCCAAGAATTAGTTCAATCTGAAATGGCTTCACAAAATAAAGAAGACCCTTTAGTTAAAATTAAACAACAAGAAATTGATTTAAGAGCTATGGATCTTCAAAGAAAAGCTGAAGAAACTAAATTCAGAGCGGATCAAGAAAACCAAAGAGCGGCAGAGAAATTAGAGTTTGATTATGATAGACTTTTACAACAAGATGAACAATCTGATGAACGTTTAGCTGTTGCGAGAGAAAAAATAAACAAAAAATGAGAAAAGGATTAAGTGGAGGAGTTCCTTACGGACCACCCCCTAAAAGAGGGCCTAACCCACAAGGACTAACTGAAAAAATCTATAAAAGTGTTAAAACATACACAAAAAAAAAATTACGAAAGTCTAAGCAAAAAAAATAAATTAATATTTTTAGCTGGAGTCTTTGATGGTGAAGGTAGTTTTGGTATTTGGTCGTCCGGCCGTGGTAGATCTAAAAGATTTGGAACAACTGTAGAGACTTCTGATGAAGATATGGTAAAAAGATTCCATACTATGTTTGGGGGATCTTTTTTTGTCTGTCCAGCACGTCAAAAACACCACAAAGACACCTGGAGGTGGAGAGTAGTAGGCGATAGGGCTTACGAATGCATGGATAAGATGATATCCTATATGTGTTTAAGAAGACAGGAGAAATACAATGTGGTTACAAGCACTATCACTAGCAAGTAAAGCGGCTACACATATCTATAAGAATAAGCAAGAGACTAAAATGCTTATGTCTGATGCTGAAAAGCGTCATGCTTTAGCAATGGCCAACGGTGAGAAAGAGTACCAAGGTAAACTCCTGACTTCTAGGGATTCAGACTGGAAGGACGAATTTATTTTAATCTTGCTCTCAGCACCTATAGTATTACTTGCATGGGCAGTATTTTCTGATGATCCAGCAGCTATGGAAAAGATGAAATTGTTCTTTGAATATTTTTCACAACTTCCATTTTGGTATCAAACAATTTTTGTCGGAGTCATAGCGAGCGTCTATGGACTTAAGGCAACAGATCTAATAAAGAGAAAATAATGTTAAGTTATGAAGATATGAAGAAAAAGTTTCCCTCTATAACAGGAGCTGAGTATGGTAGAGCAGCTACTATGGCAAACAAATTTAAAATACCAGTAGACAAGTATTATGCTGAGATGTTAAAAAATGCGAAAGAAGAAAAATAATGATTAGAAATTTTAAAGATATAGTGATTTTATTAATAACAAGTGGTGTATTATTACTCCTTGGAGTTATTATTATAGGTGACTATGTGGTAGCACTAGAAGAAAATAGACCAGTAG